ATTGTACAAATTAATAATATAATTTTTAAAGATAATTCTATTTCTGTCATTGATATGCCTAATGCTATTGTGTTGTATAAGTAAAGTTTCATGTCTATATTTTCCATTATCTTTTGTAAACTTTTTTTTCTAGTTGGTCAATCCTTTTGTCATGACTTTGTTCTAATTTCTCAATATAATCTTCTAAGAAAATAATTTTTTGTTCTAAAATTTCATGAGATTTCGCAGGAGGAAGTTCTTTTGCTATTTCTATTTCTTGTTTATTAATTTCTATTTGTTTAGTAAGTGTAGAATAAGTCATTGTAATACTTATTATTCCACCCACTACTAGAATTAATGTTTTTAAATCTAAGTTTAAATCTGGCTTACCATCCCCATCAATATCAACCCCTACTTCTTTTTTCATTTTTTATCTATTTGTTTTAATTTACTTATTGCCCAATTTATACCTGCTGAACCACCCCATGAATCCCACATCAAACCACCACAACCCTCTGAGTAAGGAACATCTTTGTTCTGTTGATGTCTTTTAAATGATGCCATTCTTGCTATTGTATCTCTACTGATATTAGTTTTTGATGCTATCATGTTAGCTCTTTTTTTTCCTGTCGCTGTTCCACATGAACCCCAACCATTCTTGTCAACCCATTTTAAGACTCTCTTAGCGTTGTTTACTGCTCCTTGGGGATAATCGTTATAAGTTTCAAGTTCTATTTCCTGTGAGCCTTTAAATGCCTTATAGCACATTGCTATGGCTTGAGACTTCTCATGGTATTTCATAAGCTGAGGAATACACCTCATCATGAATGAAGATTGATTTTCGTTCTGTTTTCTCTCAGGGATTGGCATTACATTCTAAAATAAGTAACATTACTTCCTCTGTATCTAGCTTTTAGAACATCTTTTCTATTGTCTTTTTTGTTTTTAAAAGAAACATGAATCCATCTTGGACTTTCATTATTTCCAAACTCCCAAATTAATTGGTCAAAGTCTAAGTTTTGTCTTATATAATCAAACAATTCTCCATTACTTTTTTTGCCTAGCGTTGAGATGTCTATTGCTTGACCACTTAAATGACTACTAAATTTAGAACCTTTGATTGCTGTATTTAATTTTGGACTTCTATAAAAAGAATTTACCCTTATAGGGTGCTTTGCCCATTCTCTTAATGGCTCAAACACTTCCTCAGCTACCAAAACCATGTTCTTTAATATATCCTCATTTGGAATATTAGAGATGTCTAGTCTAGTAGCTGTAGCTGAATGAGTTGCTTCTTTATAGCTTATATGCTTACTTACTATCTTCTTCTTTGATTTCTTTGTAGCTTCCATCTTTGAGGTCAATGTTGATTTTTCCATAATTTTCTTCTAAAGTTTTTTTACTTTCTTCTTGTTTTAAAACCTCATCTGCATACATGTGTAATAAACTATGCTTCTGAGTTTCTAACAATCCTAAATCATGCTTTATAGCATTTAATTTTCCTTGCGATTCTTGTAAATCTTTTAATTCTTCTTTACTGATTTTTGACATTTTATTAAATTTTAAGTTTAAATGTAAATATACTGAATTTTTATTTTAACATTTTTAGTTTTTAAGCTGATTGATATGAGCCTGTTAATATTAATGTAGAATTATTTTCAAATTGTCCAGAACCATAATTATTTGAAAAAGTTCCATTCATAAATCTTGGTCTAATAATTGCAGAATTTTGGTCTATTGTAAAATGAGTTCCTGATTCTATTGTTATAGCAGTTGAATAACTTATCATACAACTACCATAATTACCTGTAATATTAGCTGATGTAAATGGCAAACCTTCAATAGTGCAAGTACCTGTTGCAGAGCCTTTATTTGATAATCTAATTTCAACAGAAAAATTAACTTGTCTACCTACTTTTGTATAAACTCCTGCTTGAGTAGAATAAGTAATCCCTGTTGTAGCACCATTAAATTTTAATACAGGAGTAAAAGTATCCTCCTCATAATCATCTAATAAATTACTATTATTAGAACTTCCTAAAAATACACCACCATAAGGATATAATCTTCCTCCATCATATAATTCCATTCCTGCTGTCCAAGTTGGTGAAGCAAGTGTACCTGTTCCAATATACCATTTTAATCCACCCCCTGTTTTACCCTCTACTAAACAAATTGCTTCATCTCCTGTTGTTCCACCATAAGCAAGTGCAGCTTGACCTGTTCCCTTTCTTAATGTTAAAGTATTTCCAGCACCACCATCAATTTGTACATTTCCTGAAAAAGTTGAGTTTCCTGAACCGTCTATTTTTAATCTTTCTACATTATTTGTACCTAAAACTAAAGGAACTGAAGTAAATGTTCCTATAAGTAAACTTGTTGGGTGTGTTGTTGTATCTGAAGTTGTTACAATTACTGCTGCTCTTGTTAAAGAATTACTAAATAAAGTATCAGTACTTGAACTGCCATAGACAGCACTAAATAAAACAGACCCTGTATCTCCAATACTTTTAATAAATCCTCTACCAGTTGCAGATGTAGATTTTGAAATTAAAAAAGAATCTCCACCTGAAGTTGATGTTATTAGTCCTGCATTGGAAGTTAAACTTCCTGCAAAAGTTGAGTTTGCTCCTATTATTTTTAAAGCATCTGCAGAACCATAATTACTGAAACTTATTGTGCTTGTGTATGGTGCACTGCTCGTTCCTGTAACACTTAAAACATCAAAACCAGCACCATAAGTTGAACCTAATGGATTAAATTTTAATTTAGCTACTGCACTATTACTTATAGTTACATCTCCTGAACTGTCTATGGTTAAGACATCTGAACCAGTTAATGATGAGGTTTTACATATTTTAAATTTATTGCTATCACTTCTATCAATTCCTAAACTAAAATCTGCACCATCAGTATTAAAATATATAAATGGGTCATCTGCTAAATTATTCCCTATTCTTAAAGAAGTTGGATTTGATGCTTTATTTATTTCAACATTACCTGCAAAAGTTGAGTTTCCAGAACTGTCTATTGATAAAGGTGTAACACTTGAACTTCCATCTGAAGTAGTAGCCGTAAATTCTAAACTTCCTTTAGTTGAAGCATCTGCTCCATAATATCTTATTTGACTTTTATTTGTGTTTTCTTGACAAATTTTTATTCTACTTGCTCCGTGTGTTAAATTTTGCCCTAAAACTTCTAAAGTTTTATTTGCAAATATTATACCTGTTGCACTAACACTTCCTGCAAAAGTTGAGTTTCCAGAATTATCTATTGTAATTAATTCTCCTGATGCTACAGAAGCATTTACATTTGATATAGTTAATGACCCTGAATCCCTATGAATTCCCAGACTATAACTTCTAGATCCTTGAGTTTGCCAAGTGATTAATGCATCATCATTGGCAGCAGTTCCCTCGTTCCATATTCTTAAATATTTAGTTGCATTTCCTGCATTACTTTTTAAATCTACATTTCCTGTAAAAGTTGCACTTGTTCCTATTAAACCTCCTGTAAGTGTTCCTCCTGCAAGTGGTAAATATAAACCTGCTGAGGTATCTACATAAGCAGTCGTTGCTACCTTTGTAGAATTGTTATTTGCTGATTGTGTTACAGCAGTTGTTAAAGTGTTTATTGTACCATTTAAATCTCCTAAAAAAGTAGGGGATGTAATTGTTCCTGCTGCTAAAGTATTTCCACTTGTAGCATTTACTGTAAACTTATTTGTATTGATTGATAAATCTCCTGTAAAGGCAACATTACCTGAAGTTGCATTAGCTGTAAATTTATTTGTGTTTACTGCAAAGTTTCCTCCACTACTTAGTAATTGAGTAGCAGCAATACTTCCTGTTACAGAAATTGTACTTCCAGATTCTGCCATTATAGAATCAGCTATCACATTTGTAGAACTCCATTTTGTAATGTTTCCAACTGTACCTGTTCCATCAACTTGAGTATGGTCTAATTTTTCCCATGTGTTAGTTGCACCTGCAATTACCCAATCTCCAACTGCCCAATTTGACAATCCATTTAATGACTGAGTTCCACCAACAGAAACTACAAAATAATGACCCTGACTTAAAAAAGGAGAGTTGTCTATTGTGTATTCTTGACCAGAAACCATGATGTCTGCATCAAGTGTTAATTGTGTGTTACTATCTACATTTGTGACTAGAGCTGTTGCTCCTGATGCTTGATTTACAACTTGGTCACCATTTGTAACTGTACTTGTAAAATTTTGACTTGACTGAATTAATTTATTTGTAGCTGTTCCTGTTGTAGTTCCTGAATCTGCTTCGCCACCACCACTAGCAAGAGTTGGACTATTTGTTGTAGCATTCCATGTTCCCATGAACCTCAATCCACCTGCCAAAGTATTTAATTGACTTTGTGTTTTTCCAAACGCCTGTAAAATAGAATCACTTGCTAAAATATTAGTAGCTGTTGGAGATGCTAATCCTGTTAATACTTTTCCTGTTACAGAATCATTATTCAATGTGACAGCACCAGAAACATTTGCACTCCCATTGAAACTAGAGATGGTCCCTGAAGCTTCTCCAGTCAGAGAGATGTCCCTAGCATTTTGAAGTATTGTTGCTGATGCTGAATTGACATTAATTGAACTTGGTAAACTTAAAGTAACAGATTGATTTGATACTGTTGAAACTACTTGACTAGCAGTTCCTAAAATACTCAAACTCTGTGTGTTTAAATTTACATCTCCACTTGTTGTTCCATCTGTTATATCTAAATCACTTGCATTATCTAAACCTTTTACATAAGCAGTTGTCGCTACTTTTGTAGAATTATCTGATGATGCCTGAGTAGTTGCTGTAACTCCATTTGCTAAAACTGATGTAGCTGTTACATTTCCTGTTAAATCTCCAGACACATTTCCTGTGACATTCCCTGTTAAGTTACCTACAACATTACCCTGTAAATTTCTGTGAACTGTACTTGGTAAACTTATATTTAAAGTTTCATTTGATGCACTTGTAGTGACTTGATTTGTTGTTCCTGTAATAGCGAATGTTTGTGTGTTTAAAGTAACATCTCCTGTTCCACTATCTCCACTAAAATCAAGGTCAGAAGCAGCATCTAAAGTATCTACATAAGCAGTCGTTGCAACCTTAGTTGAATTATCTCCTGCTGATTGTGTTGTTGCTGTTGTTGCTGTATTTATAGTTCCATTTAAATCTCCACTAAAAGTAGTCGCTGTGACTATTCCTGTTAATACAGGGTTACTAGGTATTCCAATTTTCAATGTATTTCCACCTGCTGATGTTACTGATGTTTCAATCTCATTTGCAGTTCCTAAAATAATAAATGCTTGACTATTTAAATCAACATCCCCTAAGACTGTTGAATCATCCCCCCTAAAATCTAAGTCCTCTGCTGTGATTTGTCCTGCTACATAATCAATAATTGCTTTTGATGTTGGAATTGATGTGTCATTATTGTTGTTCCCTATACCATCTGCAGCATCTACAAACTTTGAGATTACAATATTTTCTGCTGTATCTTTTAAAGAACCAAATTCTAAAATAGCAGTTACTTTAAAATCTCCTGCATTATTTAAATATAAACCTGTTACATTTCCATCTCCATCACTTAGTTGTTTAAGAGTTGCAGAAATTGCAGTATTATCTAGTGTCTTTATAAGACCATGATAAGTATCTGATATTCTTGTATTATTTAGTGTTGCCATTTTTTAATTTTTTTGTTTCTTCTATTTTTTTTAAAAATAATTTTAATTTTTTTAAGTTTTTTTCTTTTGGTTTTGCATTCCAAGTACTTCCTTTATAACTCATAATACCCATCCATTAAATGTTGCATCTTGTGATGGATATATATCATCATTACTATTTGAAACATATTTTGGAAATAAGGTTTGATTAAAAGCCATGTAATCAATAAATCTTCTAGAGTACCATTCAGCATTTGTCCTAGCTTTTTCAACTAAAAAATCAACTTCATTTTTACTGACTGTCTCGCTAGTTTCTGATTGATGTTTATATACACCACCATTACGAATCTGATAAGCAGCAAAAGGTATGTATTCCACTTGTGCAAACCATATCAGCATAGGTTGTATGTACTCTGTTAACAGGGTTTTATATTTTGCATTAGCATTATTATCAATGTCTGGCATTTTACCAATTAATTCATTGTATAATTCTGTACCCATGTAATTTTGGATATGTATAGTCTGTGCCAAAGAAACAAATTGAATAAATTTATTTGTGTCCACATT